TAACACCGATTGGGTCGTCGAGCAGTATCGGTTCTGCGAAGACCGGCCATCGGCTGTTGTCCATCCTATCGTCGATCCACGACGGTACAAGGTTGATACTACCAGGGAATACATTACTCTGATTAACCTCACCATCGGTGAGACTCACAGACTTAGCTATGACAAAGGCGCTAGGACATTCTACGAACTGGCCCGTCGATTTCCTAATGAGAAATTCCTTGGTGTCAAGGGTGGCTACGGCGATCAGTACGTTCCCGACGATCTGCCTCCTAATGTCACCATCTGGGAGCACACTAATAACGTCCTGGATGTATATCGACGCAGCAAGGTTATCCTCGTCCCCTCCCGGTACGAGTCCTATGGTCGAGTCGCCGTCGAGGCGGCCTGCTCGGGAATCCCGTCCATCATGACCGAGACTCCGGGGACCTTCGAGGCCATGGGCTATTCGGCTCGCTATTGCTCATACGGCAACTTCGATGAATGGGAAGCCGCACTTCAGGAAGTGCTTGACAATTACGACCGGTACCGCACGCTCTCACTGCTGCGAGCCGACATGTGCTGGCGGCGAACCCAATCTGAGGTTCCTAAACTCTTCAGCCTGATCGAAACCGTAGGAGGTGGTTCATGGCTGACTTGATCACGATTGACGACCTTGAGAACGCTCTTGGCCGTGAGCCGACCGAGTACGAAGAGGCGGAATGGCAGCGTTACATCACTCTGGTTTCGTCCTATATCAATGAGAGTGTCGACGTCAGCTTCACGGAGACCACGGAGACGGTTCGTCTCAAAGCTGACGGCTTCGGCCAGATCAAGCTGAAGGGGCCGGTGACGGATATCGTCAGCGTCAAGAACTTCCGTACCGGCAACGAGGACCCGTGGGTCGACTTCGACGGCATCGACACTCTCTTCTATCTAGAGCCCCATCAGGTTGTCGATGTTACTTATACCCATGGCTACAGCACCGTTCCTGCGGACATCAAGGATGTCTGTGTCAACCTGGTTCTGAATCTGCTCGGCGAGAACACTCCGACGAACATCATCAAGTACCGAGTCGGTGACGTTGAGGAGCAGTACAGCACCAGTCGGGTAGCTAACCTCATCGATGATTATGTGAATGGAGTCCTCGATCGATACCGGCAGGAATGGTATTCGATTCCGCTGGCTTACAACTCGTTCCCCGACTATCAATCACGCGGGTACATCTACGACTTTGATGACGAGTAGGAGGTGGTGAGATGGCCCGTAACCTCGGTCTCACCACCGTCTATATCGTCCGGGCTCCGCTGATCACTGATCCTCGGGACAACACCCTCTACCGGGATTGGGAGGATGCCGAGGAGATCGTAGTCCGCAACTGTATGGTTGAGCCCTACCCGATGGCCGAGAAGCTGAATCTCGAGATCATGGCCGAGCGCGAGTTCGTCCAGACAGCCGTTCGGGTGTTTATGCCTCCCGAGACTGAAGTCTATTACACCGACCGGCTCCGTTGGAATGGCGATTTGTTCAACGTCCTCGGACAGCCATTCACGTGGCAGGACTTCCGCAACAAGCTCGTCTGGCGTGCCGTCATCGCACAGTACCGCATGGGGTGAGGAAGATGCCAGGAGTCAATATCGATCCGAAGGCATTCGAACGGGCTTATGTTACTGATGTTCGATATCGAGATTACATGCTGGACAAGGCCGACGAGATCATCCTTGCTTCCAAGTCGGCCTTCCTGATGCTCCAGCGAGTCGATAACGAGTGGCGCCTCTCCGTTACGACGCCTCCCAAGTATCTGAGCGCGTTCAAGCGCGAGATCGATTTGTCCATTCAGACAAGTTACGCAATAAATGTCGACCCGGCTTGGAACCTGGTCGAATGGGGCGCCCACCCTGGCGGCGACCCAGACACCTTTGTCTTGGCTTACAAGCCAATGACCCGTGGTTTGGAAATGGTAGCAGCTTTGCATCAACAGTGAGGTGATCCAATGGCAACTGGCTGGTCCACTGGTGCCGCGAATAACGCGCTCGATGAGGTCGCGGCCGACTACACCTGGATTCAATTGCACACCGGCGATCCCGGCGCGGCCGGCACTGCGAATGTCGCCAGCAACAGCACTCGACAGCAAGTCACGTGGGGCAGCGCCTCCAACGGCGCCATGACATCCACCAACGATCTGGAGTGGACGAACGTTCCAGCCGCCGAGGACTACACCCACTTTACGGCCTGGTCGGCGGCGACCGAGGGAAACTTTGGCTTCTCGGGGACTATCACTGCGAACGCCGTCACGGCGGGTGACGACTTCACGATTCCGGCTGGTGACCTGGACGTATCGCTGACTGTCGCATCGTGAGCTAAGGGGGGTGTGACCCGTGCCGACCTTCGCGCAGACCGTCGTCGACAACTTCGACGACGACTCCATTTCACCAGCGTGGTTCAACTGGGGTACGACCATCCAGGAGACCAACCAGCAGCTGCGCATCCAGAGCAATGTCGGTGCGGGCAACTACCAGGGCATGACCCGCACGGCCCTGGTCGACTTCGATCAGACCTGGTGGGGCGTGCGGGTCGTCGACGCTGGCACTCAGCAGTCCCAGCTAGAGACAGTGCCCTGCCAGGGGGGCTTCGGCGCTGCCGGGGACGCCTTCTACTGGGCGATCCAGGGCGGCGTGGCCCGCTGCTGGAACGCGATCGGTGGTACCTGGACCCAGCGCGGCGGTGACCTCACCTACGACTCCTCGACACACGTCTACTTCGCGGTCGGCATCGACGCGGATAACAACTTGTCCTGGGCGTGGTCGACAGACGGCATCAACTTCACGGTCCACGCGACGTTCCCTAACCCATACGGCACCACCACCGCTGAGTTCGTCTTCTACGCTGGCCGCGAGACGGACGGAGGGTCGGACACGACCGTCATCTTCGACGACTTCTCCTCGTGGAAAGAGGCGGCCGAGCCCGTCCTCGGCGAAGCGGCTGCTTCGCTTGGCGGTCTGACTGCGACAGCTCTAGGTACTCGAATAGTTACAGGGGCCGCTGAGACGGCCCTAGGCGGCCTAACAGGCACGGCACTGGGTGATCATAAGGTCAACGGGGTTGCTGTCGCTACGGCGGCTCTGACGGCTTCGGCGACCGGACAGGTCATCGTCAATGGCTCGGGCTCCACCGATCTCGGGAGCCTCACCGCTTCCGCTACCGGCCATAGGACGCGCCACGGTGAGGCACAGGCCATTCTTGGCGAACTACTCGGCGAAGCCATGGGCATGGTTCAAGGCCGTGCCCACGCCATGGCCAACCTGAAGAAGCTAATCGCTACAGGTCTCGGCGTCCGTCGCACTACTGGCTCTGGTGCCGCCACCCTCGGCATCAACGCGACGACCAGTGGTGTCGTCGGTCATACCGGCAGCGCTGCCGCTCTGCTCGGTGCTCTTACCGGTAGCGCTAGCGGCACGGCCTCCGGCGGTGTCAGTGCTGTCGCTGCGCTGGGTGGCCTGGACGCTACTGGCATTGGTTTCTATCGCACTTACGGTGTCGCGGTCGCCAACCTTGGCGGCCTCAGTGCCCATGCAGGGGAGTTCGAATTGACTGAACCAACATATGAGTACATCACCTTTGGCGACACTGAGGCGGCCATTGTAGATATTCTCACCAATCACACTCCTGAATTGGATTTTGCCGATGGCCGACCACGGGTCTCCACCAACTTCATCGGCTACGAGTATGGGATGCGATGGATCACCGTCTCTCAGGAGGGTGGCTTTGTCCGGTGGCCGAATATCAACCGACCGCGCATCGACATTCAGGTGTTGGCCGAGCGTCGAAGTGTCGCCCATGATATCGCCGATATTTGTTTGGCGTCAATCCGTCGCTGGATGGGTCGGTACCGGGGCTATGGACTGGTCCTGACTGACGCCATCGTCGAACTCGGGCTAACCCGAGTGCCGGACCGTAGGCAAGAGGCCGATCGGTACATCTTTGCACTCCGCCTAACCACACGACCCGACGACTCCATTCCACATACGTAAGGGGGTGAATGCAAATGCCTATCGATTCCAGTGAGGTCCGGCTGGCACCGTTCGGTCATGTCTACATCGGCCCGATTGGGACCACCCTCCCAACTACGGCGACGATGCCGCTCGACCCCAGCTTTCAGTCGGTCGGTTACATCGACGCCGATGGCGTCTCCCTGTCGCCGAACGTCGAGCTTACTGACATCATGGCCTGGCAGTCGGCTGTTCCGGTTAAGACCACAGTGGACACGGTGACGGTTGAGGTCTCCTTCGTGATGCTTCAGACGAACCGTCAGACCTGGGAGTTGTTCTTCCTGAACGAGCAGTTCTCGAACAACTTCGGTGAGGCCGAGCTTGTTATTGGCTCTAGCCCGCCGAGCCAGGAGAAGGCGGTCATCATTGAGTGGCAAGACGACGAGGAGGACCAGACCCGTCTCGTAATTCCTCGGGGCATCGTAGCCAACCGCGAGCAACTGACGCTGGTCCGGAATGATGCTGTGAAGCCGGGTGTCACCATCCGATGCCTGGACAATAGCGGTGTGCTGGCTTACGTCCTGTCGGAGAACCCCGACCTAGTACCGTCTACCTGATCGTAATGGGGGAGCCTTCGGGCTCCCCTTCTACTTATCTAGAGGAAAAGGGAAATGCCTACGAAGAAGACTCTCAAGACCGAAGCTCTTAACAAAGAGATCGTCTTCACTTTCAAGGACGAAGAGTTTGTCCTGCCGCCCCACACCACCTGGCCTCTGGACGCGCTGGAGGCTTACGAGGAAGGTAAGATCCTCAAGCTGCTCAAGGCCGTCTTCGGCGATGAGCAGTATGGTCGAATCAAGAATGTCTGCGCGAACTGGCCGGAGCTTAACGAGTTTGTCGTCGCGGCCTTCCAAGCGGCCGGCGTCGACCCAAAAGACTGACCGCTGTCTATAACGCACTGAAAGACCAAGAGCTGTCCGACTATTTGGAGGCCGACCTTCGGCGGTACTACGGCATCCGCCTCTCGGATCTCTGGAAGCCTGATCCGCCGTTCAATCTCAGAGAACTCATCAACTACGTCTACGGGTTACCGCCCGATGCGGCGTCGGTGAAGTGGCTCAACAATACTCCGCTGGATTACAAAGACGAGATCCAATTCATCATGTTGGATATGCTCGCCCAGAATATCTACCAGACGAAGATTGCTGCTGCCGCTCTAGCTGGTAAGGACTACCGCAAGGTCGCTGACAAAGGCCCCAAACCTATCGAACGGCCGAAGCTGCGTCAGCCGGAGAAGCCACCGCCGAAGTTCGTCTCCGCTAAAGAATTGCGAGCCATTCTAAACAAGCGGAAGGTGACCATTCACCATACGCCCGAGTGTATCGCCAGTCGTGTCAACGAAGGCGGCCAAAAGCTCAACTGCGCATGTCCGAGGGGGTGATAGCGAATGCCCAAGGTAGGCGAAGGCTGGGTAGAAATTACTACCCGTGTTGATCAGACCTCCCTCCGAAACGCTCAGCGCCAGATTGAGCTTTCCTTTGATGACATTGAGGTCACGGTCGGTGTCGATATTGATCGATCGGAACTGGCTGAGGCAGCGTCGCTGCTGCACTCCGCCTTCGAAGGCGTCGTTGCCAATATCGAGACCTCTATCGACCGTACCTCGCTAGCTCGTACCGTCCGGGAGATGGACGCTCTTCTGGACGCGGCAGCGATTAACGCATCGGTCGGTGCCGATCTCAACCAGGCCAGCCTGGCTCGGGCTCGGGCGGCTATGGCCGCCGCGTTCGGCAATGTCCGGACCAATGTCCGAGTGGATGTCGACCGATCGTGGATCGACCGCTTCTTCCGCGACGCGGATTCGCCCGGCGGAACATTCTTCCGTGGCGGTGCCCAAGCTGGCCAGGGCTTCATTCGTGGGTTTCTGTCTCAGATCGCTAACGCTTTCGAGCTGAGCGGTCCTATCGGTGGTGCCATCATCATCGGTATCGCGGCCTTGGCGGCAGCGTTGCTGCCACCATTGGGAGCCATGATTGGTGGCCTCATCACAGCCGTCCTCGGCGGTCTCACGGGCATCTCCACAGCCATCGTCGCTTCGATCGAGAGCCCGGAGGTCGAGGAGGCTTTCGATCGATTGAAGCAGCGACTCCGCGAAGTCTTCATCGACAACGAGAACCTTGACTTCCTGAGTACGGCTTGGGCTGAGCTGATCGATATCTTCCGCGTCGCCATTCTGGGCGAGCCCCCAATCAAGGCATCTATGGGCGAATCGGTAAATCCCTGGCCCCCGGGCACCAAGGCTCACGCCGAGTGGCAGCCATGGTTCCTGGAGTGGGAAATTCCTGGCACTCCTGGCCTGGTGCCTCACTTCGAGAGCATTCTCAAGGCCGGGCTACCGATGCTGGAGATGATGGTGCTTGGCATCATCAATGTCCTCCAAATCCTCGTTCCAGCCTTCGACAAGTTCATCAATTCTCGGTTCGCCATGGACGCGATGTTTATTTTTGTCCAGGGCCTTGTCCGAGTTGCTGACGAGTTCCGTAAGGGCTGGGAGCGAATCGAGAACGATCCCGAGGCTCAGCAGGGTATGCTCATCGGCCTGCAAGACTTCTTCTCCGTCCTGGCCACGTTGGTCGACTGGTCGTTTGACGCCATCGCCGCGCTGGCTCGTAAGTGGAACGAGATCCGTACGGACCGTGATGCCTCCGGAAGGACGGACTTCGAGAAGATCGTCCAGCTGATCCACACGTGGGGTGCGATCTTCAGCGCCGTTGGTGCATTCATAGGGCTGCTCTGGGGCATCTTCCGCGTCCTCGTCTGGGACAACCCCGCCTATTGGGAGTTCGTCGAACAAGTCCAGGCATTCTTTGACGGACTGGCCACCATCATCAGGACGGTGATGAAGTTCGTCAATGAGATCACAGATCTCTTCGAGTCGGATGAGCGCGGCGGCAAGCCGGGCGGCTACAGCATTCCCAAGATTGGCGACTTCTTTGGCGCCATGGGCGCACTTCAGGGCGGCTGGAGTGGCCTTGCTGGCTGGTTCGCAGCCAACGTCTGGAATCAGCTTCCGCAGGGCGCTCGCACCGCTTTCGAAGAGATTGCTCGAATTGCTGTTGCCGTCGCGGCGGGTATCCGTACCGGGGACTGGAGCCAGCTCGCTACCTGGTTCCATACGAATGTCTGGATGAGGTTGCCCGGTCCGATCCAGCAGATTCTCAGCACCATCGGTAGCGGCTTCGCGGCTGCGGCTACCGCCTTGCGTACTGGCGACTGGTCGGGCATCGCTAACTGGTTCCATACAAATGTCTGGAACCGTATCCCGACTCCGGTGCAGAGTGTTCTTCAGGGGATCATCGGCGGCTTTAACAGCGCCGCTGCGGCTATCCGCTCGGGCGGCTTCGCCGGACTGGCTAGCTGGTTTGCCTCCTCGGTGACGGCCCCCATTAGCTCAATCTGGAGTTCCTTGTGGGGCACGGTCGTGAGCGTTGTGAACAGCGCCGCCTACTCGGTCCGAGCGGCGGTCGCTAGTCTGCTTAACCAGGCCATCGGCCGGATTAACGCATTCATCTCTACATACAATGCGATTCCGATCCTGCCCGATATTGGGTATATCGGCTATATCGGGTATGCCGAAGGCGGTTGGGTTGAAGGTCCCAACGTCAACAAGGATGTCGTTCCAGCGATGCTGACGCCTGGTGAGTTCGTGGTTAACGCTGAGGCTGCGGCCCGATACGGTCCGCTCCTGGAGGCCATGAACGAAGGCAAAGACATCAATACAGTACCTATCATCAATGTGTACATCGATGGTGTCCAGACGGCTCATCGCGCCGTCGTCGAGAACAGCCAGCGCCGAATAATTCGGGAGCTGCAAGCTGGTGCTCGGATCTAACGCACTGGAGGGTGGCGGTCTAAACCGGCCACCCTCACTACTCTTTAAAGGAGGGTTGATTGGATGACGATCTCCTTCGTAGGCCTTGGGACCTATGCCGTTTCCAATGGTAGTTCGCCGATGTTCCCGACGCCGCACGCGAGTGCGACGGCAGACGACCTTCACATTCTCCTGGTCGGCTGGAAGGCTTCCTCGGGCATTGACGCCAGCGGGTTGATGCCGCACATCGACGGCTGGGTTCCGCTCGGTGCCGCATTCGGCGGCGCCATGGACAATCTGTGCCAGTTCGCCTATTACCGGATCGGTACTCCGACCACCCCGAAAGTCGTAGCTCCTAACTTCGTGGTAACTGATGGCTTCGCCCAGCAGATCCACTACAGGAAGACTGCTGCATACTGGGATATCGGCTGGTGCGGCGTCGATGACAACACCTGGGCGCCGAACCTCAGCGCCACGACCTATACTTACCAGACTTTTCAGCCGGTCGGCGGCGATATCATCCTTGCCCTGATCGGTTTGGAGTATATGGCGGTCACCGACCAGTTCGCCCGCACCAACCCGTCCAGTTGGGGCTCCACCCCGTCCGGGTATGCGTGGACCACCTCCGGCTCGTCCACGACGTTCTCCACTGACGGCAGCGGGATCATGACCATCGGCGCGGCACCGGAGGTGGCCGTGGCCAAGCTGGACGCGACCCTGCAGTGGACTGACGCGGAGGTGCGGTTCACGTTCCTGCCGGGGGCGGACGCGATCACCGGCACCGCCGGCATCGCGTTCGGTGCGGTGATGCGGGTTGACGACGGTTCCGGCGACGGCTACTACCTGCGCTGCTCCAT